TTACAGCTTCTGCTTCTAGTAATGCTGGTATTTACTTTGGTGATTCAGATGTAATTAATATTGGTAGAATTGTTTATAACAATTCAACTAACTCTTTAGCAACCTTCACTAATGGCACTGAACGCATGAGAATAGACAACTCAGGCAATGTAGGTATAGGAACGAGTTCGCCAGATGCACCACTAGATATTAATGGTAATAGATTAAAAATAAGAACAGCAAGAACAATAGCCAATGCAGATGACAATGGTGAAGTTGGTGAAATTTCATGGGATGCAAATTATCTTTATGTTTGTGTTAACACCGATACATGGAAACGAGTTGCACTAAGCACATGGTAAAAACAACAGAAAATAATGTATAATTTTATGAATAACAAAAGGAAATAAATATGCCATCATACTCAACAAATTTAAACCTAGCTAAACCAACAGTCGGTGGTGATACTAACCAATGGGGTGGCTATCTTAATACAAACACAGATACCCTGGATGGTATCTTTAACGCTGCTGGTACAGGAACATCTGTAGGCCTACAAGTTGGCTCTGGCAAAACTTTAAAAGTTGGTGGTACATTAACAGCGACAGGCACAATTCAATTAACTGGATCTCAAAACGAACTTAGATTTTTTGAAGCTATTGGTGGTGCTGATAACTATGTAGCACTTAAAGCTCCAAACGAAATGAGTGGCAATAATAATTACTCATTAGTTTTACCTGCTGCTCAAGGTACAGCAGGGCAATTCTTAAAACTAACAAGTTTATCTGGTTCAGAAGGTTTATTGCAATTTGCTGATGCAGGCGGTCAAGCCGATAATTATTTTGCTTCTTCTGGTTTAGCAAACAAAGACTTGGGAGTTGGGCTACATCTTAAGATAGGTGACAGTGGTGCTAGTGTACTTTCTGGTGCTGATGAATTGGTTATAGAAAATTCTAGTAGTGCAGGCTTATCTATTTTATCTCACCACGAAGCTAGTGGTATCATTGCATTTGGTGATAGTGCTGATAATGATGTGGGAAAAATTGAATACGACCATAATGACGACAATTTATATTTTACCAGTGGCAGCCAAATATTATTTAAAACTGCTGGTTCTAATAGACTAACCATTAATAGTGGGGGCGATTTAAAAATTAATTCAGCTTTAAGTGGTTTAAACTCACAAGTTGTTTTAGGTTTTGGTGCTACAACAAAAGGAATGTTAATGTATGACTACAATAGTGGAAGTGGAACTACATTTATACAGTTTAGAAATGGAGCAACAGCAGCCACAACTCTTGGTGAAATTACAAGAAATTCATCAAACAATGCAATTAATTACAACACCACATCTGATTATAGACTTAAAACAAATATAGAAGAAAAAACAGACGGCATAGAGAAAATTAAACAATTAAAGGTTAAAAAGTTTAATTGGAAATCTAATGTTGATGACAATAAAGTTGATGGTTTTATAGCACACGAAGTTTCAGATGTAGTTCCAGAAGCAATTACAGGTATTAAAGATGCAACTGAAACTTATAAAGATGAAGATGGTAATAATCAAACAAGAATAATTCCACAAGGCATTGACCAAGCTAAACTTGTGCCTTTAATTACCGCAGCACTACAAGAAGCAATAACAAAAATCGAGTCACTAGAAAGTGAAATAGACCAACTAAAAGGAGTAAACTAAAATGGCTATAGAATATAATTGGGATTGTCAGACAGTTGACTATTACCCAGAAAAAGACGACCACTCAGATGTGGTATTTAATGTGCATTGGAGAATCAATGCTGTCAGCGATCAGAAAGACAGTGAAGATAATTTCTATGCAGCAAGCGTATATGGTACACAATCTTTAAATGTAGATGATATTGAAAACTTTATCCCTTACGCAGACTTAACCAATGAAATTGTTACTGGTTGGGTTGAAGGCGTAATGGGTGAAGAAGAAGTTCAGAACTTAAAAGATAACCTAGCAGAACAAATTGCTGACTTAATAGATCCAAAAGTCGTAACAGGCCACATAGGAAGTTAAGTGAATGGCATTAATCCCCGTAACTCCACCAGCAGGTATCGTTAAGAACGGTACTGAGTATGCTAACAAAGGTCGTTGGGTTGATGGGGATTTAGTCCGTTTTGAGAACGGCTATCTCACTCCAATCAAGGGGTGGAATAAACTTAGACAAAATCCAGTAGGCAGAATATTAAGTGGTACAGTTAGTACCACCTCTGGTAGTTTTGTTATTACTATCACTACCACTACCGCACACGGAGCGTTGGTTGGTGCTAGTGTTAATCTTAATGGTTTTGCTGCAACAGGCGGTATGCCAGCTAGTCAAATAAATCAAACCTATACGATTGCTTCCGTACCAAGCACCACAACATTTACTATCAACACATTTCAAACAAATGTGCCAAGCACTGCTGCCACTTCAACACATACATCAAGTGCTTCAGAAGTTGTCTTAACAGCTACACCAACAGGAATGTATGCTTACTACGATAACGATGGTAAAAAGGTTTTAGCAGTTGGTACAAGAAACGGTGTTTTAATTTACTACGAAGAAGTCTGGTATGACATTACCCCAACAGGCTTTATAGGTGATGACACTTTATCACCACTTGGTTTTGGTGCTCACCATTTTGGCGTAGAAGATTTTGGTGATGCTCGTTCACAATCAGGTTTATCTTTTGATACTACTACTTTCTCTTTTGATAACTTTGGTGAAATACTTTTATTCTGTTCACCCTCTGATGGCAAAATATATGAATGGAATCCTAATACCCCAGCAACGATAGCTAGTGTTGTTACAGGAGCACCAACAAACTGTGAGGGTGTGTTAGTTACCAATGAAAGACACGTTGTAGCTTTAGGAGCAGGTGGCGATCCTAGAAAGATTGCTTGGTCATCAAGAGAAACACTAAATACCTGGACAGCTTCAGCTACCAATACAGCAGGTGATTTAATTGTACCAACAGGTGGTCGAGTTCTATCAGCTTTGAAATGGCAAACAGATGTCATTATCTTTACTGATACTGGTGTTGCTAGAATGTATTACACTGGCTCTCCTTTTATATATGGTATTCAAGATGCTGGTACAAACTGTAAAGCGATAAGTCCTAGAACAATCGTAACGGCTGGTGCTTTCTTAGCTTGGATGGGTGAAAACTCTTTCTTTATCTTTGATGGTTCAGTCAAAGAAATACCATGTGAAGTACATGACTATATATATGACAATATAAACTACACTTATAGACCAACATCCTGTGCTGGTCATAACTCTAACTATAATGAAATGTGGTTTTTCTTCCCAACTGGCACTTCTTTAGTACCTAATAAATATGTCATCTGGAACTATGTTGATAATGTCTGGTCTATTGGTTCAATGGATAGATCCTGTTGGATAGATCAAGGTGTCTTTGACTTACCGATTGCTTGTGATAGCAATGGTAATGTCTTTGAACATGAAAGCGATGTTGCTTTAGTTAACTCTGAGAATGTTGGTATTCAAGTACCTTTTTGTGAAACAGCTCCAATAGAAATTGGTATGGGTGATAACTATGTGCAGTGCAGTCAAGTTTTACCTGATGAAGAAGCTACGACCTTACCAGGTGTTGCAATAAGTTTTAAAGGTAGGTTTACTCCACTTGGCCCTGAAACAAACTTTGGCACATTTACATTTGATAATGATGGTTATACCGATGCCAGATTTACCGCTAGACAAGTTAAAATGAAAGTTACAGGTGATGGTTCACAACCATTCCAAGTTGGTAAGATTAGATTAGACGTTAAGAAAAGAGGTAAGAGATAATGTCAAGAAGAGCACTTCGTAAACCTCTACTCAAGTTTGATTCTGATTACCAAAATTATTTAGTCTCTGAAATAGAATACCGAGATGGTTTATCTTTTAAGAAAGGTGAGCGAATAGAAGTAGGTGGCGGAGATCAAACAGAATTAGTATTAGTAAGCCCAAATGGAACAAAATATAAAGTTAGTGTCGCAGATGACGGAACTCTCTCAGCCACAGCAACAGTCTAAAATACTAGAGCCGTGGGAGATAGAGTGGCAAAGGTGTAAACCTTGGATAGAGCAAGCGGTCAAACATCAAGATATGTATAGTATCGAGGATGTAGAAGAACAAATCCGTAAGGGCATTTTTGCTTTATGGCCTGGCAAAAATAGTGCTATAATAACGGAGATAGTTGTCTTTCCCCAGATTAAGACACTTAACATACTGTTCTGCGGGGGAGATTATTCAGAACTACAATCAATAGTTGACACTTCTATTGAACAGTTTGCCAAACAATTAGGAATTAAACGCCTCTACGGTGGGGGCAGAAAAGGATGGCTTAGAAAGCTAAAAGGCAAAGGCTGGAAAAGCGAATATTTAATAAGTAAAGAATTATGAGCAAAGGAAAATCAACAACAACAACAACCACTGATCCAGCAATCGCAGCAATGCAAACAGACCTATATGATAGAGCTAAAGGCATTGCAGCTTTACCTTTTACACCCTACACAGGAGCAAGAGTTGCAGGATTTAATCCAGACCAATTAGCTGGCTTTGATGCAACTAGAAATATGTTTGGTCAATCAATGGCTCTTGATCCTAGAGGTCAATTAGCTGGTATGGGCCAAGCACCATTAGACATAAACTCTTTTTATAATCCATTCCAAGAACAAGTTATAGATAATGCTATGGCTGACTTAAATAGAGGGAGACAATTACAAATACAATCAGATCAAGATGCAGCCATCGGCAGAGGTGCTTTTGGTGGATCTCGTTCAGCAGTCTTAGAAGCAGAAACAAATAGAAACTTTGCTGATAGAGCAGGTAATCTTGCAGCTAATTTAAGACAACAAGGTTTTGATAGTTCTGTTGCTAATGCTATGGCAGACAGAAACTTTCGTTCTGGTATTAACCAAGGTTTACTTAGTGACCAGTATAGAAACTTAGGTTTACTATCTGGTATTGGTGCACAACAACAAGGCTTACAACAAGGAGCTATGGATGCAGGTTACAACGAGTTCTTGAGAGCTATTAACTTTCCTAAAGAACAACTTGGTTTGCTTGCTCAAGGTGTTAGTGCATTGCCTAATCAACAATCTACAACACAAAGCTATAAACCTGGTTTTGGTGACTTTTTAAGTGGTGCTGCTGGTTTAGCAGGCTCTATGTATATGGGTGGATTTAACCCGTTTGGACTTTTTAAAACTTAGAAAAAAATGACTCCATTAGAAAAATTTAATTTAATGATACAAGGTGGTTACAACCCTATGGGTGGTGGTATTAACACCAATCAAATGAATGACTTTATTGCTGCTGGTTTCAGAAAACCTTTTGATAACAAACCAGTAATGCAAAATCTTTTTAATACACAACAATTTAGTCAAAATGTTGAAGATAAAAAACAAGCAGACCAAAGACTTAAAAACCAACAGCTTGGTAATTTTCTTTTGGCTTTTAGTGATACTTTAAGAGGTGTTAATCCAGCTCAAGGTGTTTTACAAAGACAAGAAATATTTCAACAACAAGCAGATGAAAGAAAAGCTGAAGCTAACCAACAAAATTTAATTACTAATGCTGTTGCTATTGCAAAAGAAGCTGGTGCTACACCCGAACAAATAGAGCTTATTAAAGGCAACCCACAGCTAGCTATGAGTGTTGCTCAATCGTCTTTTGACCAAAAAACAAACAAATTACCTACAAGTGTTGAAGAATTTCAGTTTGCACAAGAAAATCCTGAATTTGCAGAGTTTTTAAAGTCTAAAAAAGGCCCACTTGTAAACATAGACTCATCTACTAAACAATTTGAGCAAGAATCAGCTAAACTTGCAATTGATACTGTTAAAGAGGAAAGAAAAAATGTTGCTGCTGGCAGGGATATTGATGATAGATTATTAGTGTTAGAAAAATCTATTGATAATGTTGATACAGGAGCTTTAGAAGAACTCAAATTACCATTTAAAAAACTAGGTGCTGCTTTAAATATTCTACCAGCCGATGAGCTCGAACAATTAAACCAACAAGAATTATTTCAAAGTTTTACAGGATATATAATTCCTAGAATGAGAGTTGTGGGTTCAGGTGCTACATCTGATAGAGAAATAGAATTATTCAAATCTGCTGTACCTACTATTGGCAATACAAAAGAAGGTAATAAACTTTTGATTGGTGGTTTAAGAGCAATTACAAAATATAATAAAGAAAGACTAAGATTGATGGAAAATTATGTAAATAAAAAGAAAACAATATTTGGTTTTGAAGAATTTGCTGATGCAGAATTAGGGTCTTTATACAAATCTTTCAATTCTCCAGATGAGTATGAAAATTTAGTTAAAAACCAAAAAATAAAAGAAGGAGATTTTGTTTATAACGGTGTTACTGGTCAATTTATAATTATTGATAAAGAAGATATTAAAGCAGCTTACGAATAATGGCATTACCAAAAGAAAGAAATTACAAAACAAATGAAGATGCTCCATCTAATGTAGGAGCTAATCTAGCACGAACAACTTTAGGACAAGGCTTGTTGTTTGGTTTTGGTGATGAAGTAGAAGCCTTTACAAGATCATTGCTAGAAAATAAAAGTTATGAAGAGCTATTACCTGAAATAAGAGGACAAATAAAACAATTTAGAGAAGATTCTCCTGTAGCAGCTTATAGTTCTGAAATTTTAGGAGCAATACCATCAACTATTGCAACAGGTGGGGCAGGTATTTTAGGAAAATTAGGGCTCAAAGGAGCAGGAAAGATTGCAGCAACCCAAGGTGGTGTTTATGGGGCTGGTGCTGGTGAAGATTTAGAAAGTAGAGTTAAAGGTGCAGCTTTAGGTTCAGTTTTAGCAGGAACAACTCAAAAAGTAGCAGATAAGATTTTACCTAAAGCAACTCCAGAAGCAAAAAAATTAAAAGAACTTGGAGTAAATGTTACACCTGGACAAAGAGTTAAAGGCAGCAATGTTATGGGTGATGTTGTTGGTCAAATGGAAGAAGGTTTAACAACATATCCAGGTGTTGCAGGGCCAATTCAAAAAGCAAGATTAGACAGTATGAAGGATTTTAATAGAGCTGTTGTAAATAAAGTTTTAGATCCATTAGATGTAAAAGTTCCAGCTTCAATCAATAGCGGTGATGAATTAGCAATGTTCATTAAAGACACCATGGACACTAAATATGATGAAGTTTTAGGAAGTATGAAATTAAAAGCTAATAAATCTTTGAATAATGACATAAATAACATACTACAAAACTCAACAGCAAATGAAGTTGATTTATCTTCTATTACAAAAACTATAAATAAAAAAGTTTTACCATTTTTGAAAGATGGCGAAAACTTAGATGGTAAAGATTTAAAAAGGCTTGAGTCAACTATAAATAATGAAGTTGTAAAATTTAAAAATGCAGTTGGCACACAAATTAATGCAAAAGAAACATTAGAAGAAGTTTTAGACAGAGTAAGAACAGAAATAAATTTACAGAATCCAGGAACAGAGTTGAATAAAGTCAACGCAGTTTATAGTAATGTAAAACCAATTTACAAAGCTATAAGCAGAGGAAATGCTAGAGTAGATCAAACATTTTCTCCAGCTCAATATAGACAATCATTAATGCAAAATGATATTACTGCTAATAAACTAAAAACTATAGCTGGAGATAGGCCAACATCAGAATTAATAAATTTATCTGAAAAAGTCATTGGGCCGACTTTAGGAGACTCAGGAACAGCAGCAAGACTTTTAATGCAGGATGTAGCTTCATCACCAATATCAACAGTTTCTAAAAAGTTTGCTGTGCCTGGTATATTATCAGATTTAGCTTATTCACAAGTACCCTTAGTTCCTGGAAATGTAACTCCTTTACAGCTTTTGATTGAAACTCCAAGTTCAGTATTAACTAAACCGTTACCAGCATACTCTGGCATAATTTCACAAAACGAAGAGTTACAAAAGTTATTAGACTCAATGAAATAATGTCAACTTATAAAGTAGGGCGGTCTGGCGAACATTTAGCTGCCTACTTCCTACTCCAATACTTTGACGAAATCTTTGAACCCAACCCAACAGCTAGATACGATTTCTTGGTTATGAAAGATGACATCCCATACAAGATCCAAGTTAAAACATCTGAGTCAACCTTCCATCACAGAAACAAAGAATTGGTTAGATGGGATATTAAGAAGAGAGTCAACAGAATTAAGAAAGACTACAACGAAAACGAAGTAGATATATTTGCTTTCTGTTATCTGCCCTATGACCAAATAGAGTTCCAACCTAACAGAAACTTAACTGCTACCTGGCAGAAAGAATTAGACTACATCAAAGAAGTAAACCCTAGAAAATCCCTAGAAAGATCAATCACTATTATAAATGCGTTGAAAGAAAACGACATTTAGTTTATTGATACAACCTGATAACAACCAAAGAAAATGAGGTCTTTTTTTTGGCTGATTTCTGGGCTTAAAGTTACTGAATCACAGTGCTTTTAAGGAATGGGTCGCAGGTTCGAATCCTGCAGGGCTCACCATAATTTCCCAGTTTTCTCTCGAAAACTTGACCTGATTTTCAATATTTTGTTATCATAAATATACGCTATGTTTCTATTTTGTTCACGGTAAAACTAGAGCAAAATACAACCACAGCACAACCAGAGAGAGAGAAAATGAAATTTAAAAGAGATAACAAAGACTCAAACATACTTATATATCCATCGTGTTATACCTTTGCCTACATCATCAATGGCAAAAGAAAACAAAACAAGTTAGCTGACATCAATACACCTATTGAAGCTGTCAGAATTAAAGCAGCCAAACATCATGCCTTGGTATTAGAAGGTATAGATCCTTTTGGTAAATCAAATAATAAAATTATGACAGTGCAAACTTTCGCTGACTCATGGTTTAAATATTTAGAAAAAACTAAGGGCCTGAAAAGTAGAAAGTCTTTTGAAAATATATACGACAACTACTTAAAAAAAGTCTTTGGCTCAAGAGATATAAAAACTATTACCCACCAGGAAGTTAAGGATTGGTTCTATGATATTGATAAACAAAGCATGGCTAATAAATCTTTAATGGTGTTCAAAAAGGTGTTCAATGAAGCAAAGGCTTCTGAATACACAGAGAAATATCCTTTCAACTTGGTTAAGAAATACACTGAAAGTATTAGAGAAAACTACTTAACACAAGACCAGCTTGTAGAGGTTATAAAGGAACTAAACAGCCGATATGAAATACATCGTAAAAGAGTATCAGTAGATTTTATTTGGGCTTGTATCTTAACAGGAGCAAGGTCTGCTTCTGAAATAGGTAATGCTAAATGGAGTGACTTCAAAGGAGATAGGATCGTTTTAAACGAACATAAGACCGCAAACAAAACAGGTGATAAGCGTGTCATTTATCTTAATGCTCAATCACAAAAGATAATAGAGCGACAACCTAGAACCAATGGCAAAAGACATGAATATATCTTTGCGATTAAAACACCTTATCGTATGTGGAAAAACATTAGAGCAAAGTTTGGTTTAGATCACATTACACTACACGATCTAAGACATAGTTTTGCCAGTCATTGTATTTCGTTTGAGAAGATGACACTGAAAGAAGTGGGCGATTTGTTAGGACACAAATCAACCCAAACTACAAATAGGTATGCTCACCTATTAGAAGAAACCACCATTGATAACATCAATAGGATGGGTAAGTTTCACTCTAAGTTCTTTTAGCTTTAAACTTTTCTATCAAAAAGTGCTTGTTTGCTCTAAAGTATTCAAGCACTGATCCATATGGTTCTTCGTTGTAATACTTAATTTTGTTTCTGTTACAGTCATAAAATTTTTGTGTAACAAACTCTCTAAACAATCCCTTCATCTTTATACCTCTCTTTTAAATCGGCTTCATTTTCTTTTAGCCATTCATCGTAATCTAAAATTATCTCACCTACATTTTGCTGGTAGTAGAAAAGATATTGCTTATCTAAAAAGATTTCCCAATCTATTTTTTCACAATCAATATTTTTGCTTGTTAAGGGTTTGCCGTTTGGATCTACATTATAAGTATGCTGCAATTCTAGCTCTATATAATGTATGGCTTTTTGCAGGTCTTTAATATGATCTTTTCTTTTACCCTTTTTACCAGACCTGGTAATGTATTTAATACTGTTCCCAAGACACCAACTAATGTTGTTCTTGATAATATATTCTATTGGTTGAGCTCTACCTTTGTAGTGACTGCCACCAACCTGTCGCTCTGTTGCAAGCTCTCTGTTAGCTTTGTTCCACTCTTCTGGTGTAACTTTATCAATACTCATATTTGTTTCTCCTATTAAAATTCATTATGAGTTTTTTCCTCTTACTACTTGATATTACTTCTTTTTTTTCATAAAGTGAACAAATAGAGAACATTTAAGTATTACTAATACATATAAGGAAAAATAATGAAAGACCGAAATTTCATAGATCAAGGACAACTAGCAGAGCGTTGGAAGCGAAGTGAGCGTACATTAGAGAACTGGCGTTCAAGAGGTATTGGAATCCCATATTACAAAATCGGTGGCAAAGTGCTGTACGATTTTGATGATGTGACAGCTTACGAGAGCGAACAAATACAGCAACCTATTAATAAGGAGTAGTTATCTCGCACTCAATAGTGTCGCCTTCAGGGTTTGATAAGCTCTGGAGCAAGTGTCCAGCTAGTGCAACACTGAGTAGTAAAGCTCCGTATGTTGCCAGCGAGGCGACCGTAAGTGGTAGTGCTTGTCACTGGATGGCTGAGAAAGTTTTGAAACAAGAGTTGATAGACTTAGATCCAACAGAACACTTTGTTGGACAGAAATATAAGGATGGAGACATAGAAGTAACAATAGATGAAAAGTTAGTAAAGAAAGCACTAGCCTATTCAAACTATGTTTTCAAAAAGCAAGAGGAGATGGAAGCTGAAATGTTGATTGAAGAAAAACTTTATGTGCATGAAGTTAACGATCATTTATTTGGTACAGCAGATATTATTCTCATTGGTAAAGACAAGATAAGCCTGATTGATTTGAAGTCAGGTAAGTGGCCAGTAGAGGTCATAGATAACGGACAGCTAAAGATATACACCCTAGGGGCGGTAGCAAGGTGGGGTGGAGATTACCAATATGAAAATGTTATTTTTCAAAACGGTAAAGCTAAAGAAACAACTCTTGATCTGCATGAACTTGTAGATTGGGGTTTAGGATATTTGAAAGACTGTGTTGATGCAGCTCTGGAAAAAAATCCGAAAGAAGTAGTAGGGCAACAGTGTTTGCTCTGCAAGGGTAAGACTTATTGTAAGTCTTATAATGATTTTACAGAAAATGGAGGAAAGATTTTATGGAAACCAACCCGATAATTACGATGGATGGTCGTGACATATTTGAACATGACCTTACACACGAAAGCCGACCTGTCGTGCAAGACTTGGTAGGAGTATTGCAAGAAAAGCAAAGCCTTATGGCTGAAGCACAAGAAGCAGCTAAGAAAGTAGCTCACTTCAATTCATTACTAAAGAATGAAGCCTTGTTAGTTGAAAAACTAAAACCAATGCTTCCTGAAGTAAAAGAAGTTGAGGAAGATAAAACTGCTACTGGCATAATAGGAAAGGAGTCTAAGTAATGGCTTTTTCATTAGCTGATATAAAAACTAAAGCTACTTTAAAACCACCAAGAATATTAATTCATGGCAAACCTGGAGTTGGTAAAACAACTATCGCTTCAGAGTTTCCTGAACCAATATTTCTTATGACCGAAGATGGTCTAGGTGTGATTGATGTAGCACATACTGATTTATTAAAAAATTATGATGACATAATTGAAATACTAAAATCATTACTTGCAGAAGATCATAAATATAAAACTTTGGTTATTGATTCATTGGATCATTTAGAACCAATTATTTTTGATAAGACTTGTAAGGTTGAAGGTTTCAAAGACATCAATGAACCTGGTTATGGTAAAGGTTTCAGTTTAAGCCTGAAATACACTAGGGAAATAATTGACTTACTAAATCAATTACGAGAACAAAAAGGCATGATTATCTGTATGTTAGCTCATTCAGTAATCAAGCGTTTTGAAGATCCTACCTCAGAAGCTTACGATAGATATGAGATTAAATTAAATGCCAAGCATGGTTTTTTATATTTAGAAGTCTCAGACATCGTTGGCTTTGCTGATTTCAAAACTGGAACAGTTGTGGAAAAAAGCAGAGGTGGCGAAAGGACTCGCGCTGTTTCTACTGGACAGCGAGTTCTGCACGTTGAAGAACGTCCTGCGTTCTTAGCGAAGAATAGATATAGCTTACCTGCTGAGTTACCGCTCAAATGGGATGCTATTAAAAAAGCCATTAAAAACAACTGATGTTTTTTCGTATGAAAATTCATTGGATTCTTAATGGTTAAATATTGTTAGATAAATAATGGGTAAACCGAAACCAATCGACATTCCTAAGACTCTTATGAGAGTGCGAAGAACTTTGCAAAAAGTTTTAGACGATCCAAGAGCAACTTACGAATTAGATACGATTTATCCAGTCGGTGTAACTGAGAGCATTGAGGAGACTATTGAGGGATTAGATAACACTATCGAATACATCAATGATCCTCGCTCCTACACTGGTTAATAAATAGGAGAAAAGCAAATGGCAGATTTGTCAAAACATTTCGAGGGTGGGATTAAAGAACCTACTGACGACAGACCTCAACTTGAAGAGGGAAGATATAATTTAGTTTATAGCCACACAGAACATAAGCCATACCAAAATGGTGGTTCTGGTCTGAAGTTACATTTTAAAGTGGAAGATACCAACATAACAGTTGGAGCATTGTTCACGGTGGAAGGTAGCGAGAAAGCAAAACAAGTTGCTGAAAAGAGTTTGTATCTGTTAGCGAAAGCAGCAGGTATTGATAACTTTTCCGATACAGACCTCCTTGCAGGTAGAACTGTAAGCTGTGATCTCAAAAGAAACGATAATGGTTATTTAGAAATAGATGACAATTATGGATCTAATTGGGAAGCAGCAATTCTTCCTGGTGTTGGAAAAGATACACCTAAAGTTGCAGAAACTAAAACTGAAACTGAAGGTGATAATGCTGCGTGGTAGAAGATAACTACCCCAGCTTGTGTCAATGTGGTCGCCCAGCATTGCCATTCCTCGTAATAAAAGGCGAAGGGCGATTTGTATATGGAGCGTGTTCAATGGAACATCAAAAAGAAATTAATAAAGGTGAGCTTGTGAGAAATATCGCAAGAGTTTCTGATGCTGGTGTGGAATACGCTCTAACAAATTTGAAAGATACTTTTTACGAAATAATAAAGAAAGAGAAAACAGGACAAATGAATCAGTGGTCAAGAGAGAGTAAGTTAGCATTTGTAAAAGATGCGGTCAGACATTTTCTTAACCACCAAAATTATGTGGCGGAGACAGGAGAATTAAAACCTAAAGAGAATGAAATTAGACCAATACTTTGATGGCGGCATAAAATTAGACAACTCAATTAAATTTGCTCAAGATAGCAATACTGTTGATGATCTTCTTAATGCAATGCGTGACTTTGGTTTACGTGTTGATTTTTTAAAAGAAGGTTCACTACAAAGAGTGGGTGTTAATGCTATTGGTGGCCAAAGACCTGATAAGTCAGGCGAGACTAGCGGATGGTATATCTATCATCAAATCAATCCAGACTATGCTTGTTGTGTCTATGGTAATTGGCGAACAGGTGAAGAAAAGAAATTCTTTACAGGCTCAACGGCAAGTCTATCTAAACAAGAACAAAAACAACTATATGCAAAACTAGAAGAAGTTAAGGCAAAAGCTGCCGAAGATAAAGCAAGGAAGCAAGAAGAAACTGCTGAATACGTTAAAGATAAATTTAGTAAGGCAGACCAAGTAACAGCACACCCATATTTGAAAGCAAAACAAATAGGATCTTATGGCATTAAAGAAGCCAATGGTAATTTATTAATACCAATGTATCGGCTACACCCTGAAACAAAAGAATTAGATTTACGCTCTGTGCAATACATAATGTCTGATGGTCAGAAAAGATTTGCGAGTGCAGGAGAAACTAAAGGTAGTTTCTTTTTAATTGGCACAGACCTAGCTTCAATTAGCCAGGTAGAAAAAATTGCAGTAGTCGAAGGTTATGCAACTGCTTGTAGTGTTTATGAAAGTTGCAACATTCCAGTCTTGGTTGTGTTCTCAGCAAATTTTTGTTTAGAAGCCTTAACTAGATTTAGGAAGATTTATAATGGTCAATTTATTTTGGCACTTGATAATGATGATTCAGGTGTTGGCCAAGACCGAGCAAAAGAGGTTCAGTCTGCAATATTTAACTGTATTACACGAATACCCTCTGTAAAAGGCGATTATAATGACTTATTTTTGGAGTTTGGAGCTGAGAGAGTCAGAAATGAGCTGTATCAAACGGGATTCCAAATCCGAGGGTTTAGTATTCGTGACTTACAGGGAAAGCCCTTAGAACGTGAATATGTAGTCAATGATTTGATCCCAAAAGAAGTTGCAGGAGTTTTTGCTGGTTTGGGTGGGATTGGCAAATCTGGATTGCTGTTAGACTTGGCTTTGAAGGTAGCAAGTGGTCAAGGTCGGTGGCTCAATCAACCAATTATGTCAGGTGGTGATGTAGTTTTTTTAACAGGTGAAGATTCACAAGACGAAATACATCATAGGCTACATTCACTAGATCCAAATGAAAAAAGATTTGGTTATCCGAATAATGTTTTTGTCTACTGCGTTCCTGATGCTTCTCCGATTAATATTATTGCGGAAGATAATCAAGGTTTAAGAATTACAGATGCAGGGTGGTCACTGCAAGAGGAGTTGATGTCTTTTCATTCTCTAAGTCTCCTTATCATCGATCCCTTGAGTAGTTTCTGCTCTGCATCTGTATCTTCTTCAAATGAAGTCGGTCAACTCTGGGGAACTTATGTTGCTGGTTTGGCCAAGAAAACAAATAGTGCGGTGATTACTTCCCACCATATGAGTAAGTCAGCGTTTAGTGCTAGTGATGCTTTTGGTTTTAGAGCAAGTATTAGAGGGGCTTCGGCAATCGTTGACTCGGCAAGGTGGGCGGCAGTTTTAACTCATGTCAAAGAAGATTTAGCTGAAGAGATATGTTTAGAAAATGATGTTGAGCCAGATATAAATAGAGTAGCTCAATTTGCTATGGTTAAGTCTAATGGTAAAGCAGACTTCACGCCTAAAACATTATTTAGAAAAGATGTTATCCTTGAGCCTATTGAAGCTAATAAAATAAGAGAGGATTGGTAAATCAAAGTTTTAAGTTTGTTTGATGGTATGAGCTGCGGTCAGATAGCTTTAGATCAGCTCGGCATACCTGTCGAAAAATATTATGCTAGTGAGATAGATAAGTATGCTATCCAGGTAACACAAGCTAATTATCCTAACACTATACAAGTGGGTGATGTTACCAAGTTAGATCCTAAAGATTTTGCAGATGTTGATTTAATCATGGGTGGTAGTCCTTGTCAGGGATTTTCTTTTGCAGGTAAGCAGTTGGCTTTTGATGATCCTAGATCGGCATTGTTTTTTGAATTTATTCGTTTGCTCAAAGCAATTAAGCCAAAATATTTTTTATTAGAAAATGTGAGAATGAAGAAAGAGTTTTTAGATATTATTTCGCAAGAAGTATCTAAGTGTTACCCAGAAATAGCTTTTGGCATAGAACCCCTTCTTATAAACAGTTCTCTTCTGAGCGCTCAATCAAGACAAAGGTATTATTGGACTAATATACCTAACATACAGCAACCAGAAGATAGGGGTATTGTTTTGAGAGATATATTAGAGACAGAGCCAGAAAATTTTACCAAGATGTCTGATAAGTTTGCTAAAAGACAAAAAGGCAGAAAGTGTTTAATTGATTACACAAAAGAAAAAGCCAGTAATTTGTCAGCTATGGAATATGTCAAGAATGGTAGACAAGGCGATTACTTAGCTTGTGATTATGATGGCAAACCCAAACAAGTTGGTGTGGCACAAACAACTACTCAAAAAAAGATTGAAAGAAACAAAAGAAATTTAGATGAAAAGGCAGTTCCGCTTTTAGCATCAACATATAAAGGTATTGGCAATAATGGAACAACTTTAGTTCCTAATAAGCCAAAACAAGTTGGTGTTGCTGCCGACATAAATGGTCACGATATTTTAAAAAGAGTTTATAGCCCAGAGGGTAAGTCTCCGACATTAAATACTATGGGTGGTGGTAACAGAGAGCCAAAGGTGGTAGTTCAATCTTATAGAGAAGTTAGAACAGACGAAGCTAAGAAAATGCGTAGAATGGTAAGGCAAAAAACAGGAAAAGATCACACCCCTTATAGAGCAAAGGAATTAAAGCCTAGAAAAGACGGTAAAGTTGGAACGGTCACTCCTAGCCTTAATAAAGACCACGAAATAAGTATTGAAAAGTCACACCCAATCAAAGCAAACTATTACAAATCATCAAGAGCTAACTTTGAAAACGATACGAGTAAGGGTGGTAAGTTTTCAGCAACAGGTGTTCAGCAAGAAGATTTAACCTGGCGAAAGCTAACACCTTTAGAGTGCGAAAGGTTACAGACAGTGCCAGATAATTATACTAATCATGTGTCTAATACACAGAGATATAAAATGTTAGGTAATGGTTGGACTGTCGAAGTTATTAAACATATTCTAAAATACATAAATGGTAAGAAAAGCTAAAACAGTTAATACTTATAGATCAGCGACACCAGGAAGAGGTAAAAAAACTTCTCTGGGTAGAAATAATGTTGGACATTCAACCATGAATAAGAACATGAAAAGAAGTTGGAAGAAATATCGAGGGCAAGGTTAATTTAGAATTAGTCTAATTACAATTATGGCAGGTAAAGGATCAGATCAAAGACCAAGACAAATCTCAGACGAAGAGTTTAAAAATCGCTGGGATTCAATATTTAAATCTCCGCACAAAAAGCATTGGAAAAAAAATAAACCCACTAAAAATAAATAGGTTATTACTCCGATATTACTAATATGTAATATTGTAACAAACAGGGGGGATAAGATGGAGACTAGCGACTATCTCAGAATATTAGGTAATTGGGATAAAGATTACAAAGAAGCAATATTAGATAAGATGTTTAGATTTTATTTTGCTGATCCTTTATCTTTTGTTGTTACCAATACCATAGCCAAACAACAATTTATTAATAAACCCGTCTATTACGAAGAAATATGTCGGCTCACCAATCATAAGTTTGGTTCAAGATCCACGATACAATTATTACTCAATGATGGGGTAGCAATTAAGGTTTACCATAAGACAAATCACAACACCGACAAACGCTTACGAGTTTATAATATTCATAATAATTTCATGCCAAAGTTAAAAAAACTATTAATAAATATTGATAAACGAGGGTAATATTATGCCAATATTGGTAAAAACATGTCGCTTATTGTTTCGAGGAGATACAAATAGCGACATATATCCAGTTATAATATCCATATAATAAAAATGAGCTTGAGGCTCATTTATTATTTTTTAGGTAGAGAGTATGAAGAGAAAGTGGTGGATTAAATTCGGACTTCAGGCAGGAAGGCAGGAAGGCGGAATCAGTCGGGAATTACAAAGCAGTTTGAACGTTAAGCGATACCGTAAGGTATTATGGAAGCAAGGTAGGAAGGTGATAGCAAGGCAGGACTTAACACCTACGGAGAAAATTGTTTTTTGGGCTATGCTCGAGAGGTTTAGATTAGATACCTGGAGCAGTCATGATGCAGTAGTTTATTATGGTTTAATGACTGGACTGCATAGGTCGGCAGTCAGTCGAGCTATTAGAGGGTTGATGGAGAAGGGTATTATTTTATTGGTTCGTGACGGTGAGGGCGAGGAAGATAAGATTTACGAAAGTCTGGAGAGGGGTGGGAAGAGACATTTTCTGTTTGTTGGTTTGGCCTATGAGGTCAGCAAGGAGGGCAGGGAGAGGGCAACCAACCAAGCTCTATATTTGGGAGAGCGAGCAAGGAAGGAAGCCCAAGAGATCGGAAGGGGTTAAGTCAGTCCTAAGATCCAACACCAAAAGAACATTAGGCAAACAGTTAAGCCAAACCATATAAGTATTTTTTCTAAATCGTATTTAATTTTTTTCATTATTTTCTCTTTTATCAATTTCTTGTTTGCACTCTTTCAGAGTAGGTCTTTGAAAAGTTGCTAACTTAATTTCATTTATAATAAGTTTTGCCCTTTCATTTACCTCTTCATTGTGTTTAAGTTCATCTTCTGTATAAGTGCATTCTGCACACCTACAATCTGGACCATGCCAAGGTTTATCTATTATTTCTTTTCTTATTTCTTGAGCTTCGTTATGTCGCATTGGCCTTGCTCTATAATAATCAACTCTATCGGTGTCTTGCTTATACCAAGCATCAATCATGTATCCTTTATATTTTCTAATTGTTGTTTTCATTGGTTATCCTCAATCATTTCAATAGTTCTTGATACTGCTGAGAGCAATAAAGTATCTTTATCAAACTCTCCTCTACCTTTATCATCTTCAATTTGTTCAGAAACATAATTGAATACTTTAGTTAAATTTTCTTGGCTAAGTTTCATTGGTTATCCTCCTTTTGTTTCCATTCTTCATACCAATCAACAACGTCTCTTATCTTTACTACATCATGGTTTATATCCCAATAGTCAGCATTAGCAGAATATCCCATTTCTATTTTTATTTTTTCTGCTTCTTTGCTTGTATGATCTAAACCACTTAATTCGTTAAATTTATCAGAAAACCATTTATAAAAATCTTTAAATTCTCTAGTCATTCGTTTAACTCCTTTACTTCATGGTTTTGCCAATCTCCTTTATAGAGTAGTTTGAATTTAGATCCGCCTGTTGCTTCTGCTTTCTGCATGACTTCAATTTTATCTTTAGCCATTACATCCAGGTAATAATAAACAGGTTGCATAGTTATAACTCGGTATTTCTTTTTTGGTTGGCTCATCTCTTCGCTCCTTATAAATAATCAATGTATGGGGTTAAATCTACTTTGTCTTTGTTAGCATAACCTCTTTCATACTTACCACCACGATAGACATGGTTTTTCATGTCGGAGGGTTTAGGTATGCCTTCGCTAACAAATATCTTTTTTTCAGCTTGACTGGGTGTAATTTCTCCGTTCTGCAATTTTTCTAATATGTTATTTCTTTCACCATAAGGTAAAAAGAAAAAAGCAGTATCAAGCATTAGGTTGAAAGCTTTCAGGAACTCGCAGAATTCAGCATTTGTTAATTGCAATCTTTTTTTACTTAGTATGTATTGCAACACATCTTCTGACAAAGCTAAGAGCTTAATATTGTCTATGGTTTTATCTTTAGACTTAGATTTAATAAATTTTCTTTTCATCTCTTCACCCTCACAAAGTCCATAAAGTCTGATTGCTCACGTTTGGTCATCTCAACCCATTTAATTTGGTTAAATGGTTTATCGTACTTCCTAGACATTCTGCGAATGAATAGGTTGTGCATGAATACGTCTATATGGTTTTTAATGTGTTTCATGCTTTCACCTTTTCCATTTCTTCAATATCTAACCAAAGAGAAGCTGAAATCTCTAAGGCATACCAAACCAATATGTTTTTTAGTTCTTGGTCATTAGTTACGAGATCTCCGCCATTTAGATCAGCGATATATTGTAACGGTGTTGTATCTGTTCCGAATATATCGTCTTGTATCAAAGACCAAATATCTTCTTTTAAGAAGTCGTAAACCTTTGATGTTTCTTCAAATGTTTCTAGTCCCTTAACTCCAACAGAATCGCCTGTACATTCAGCGATAGTTTTAATATCTGCTTCGCTAAAGTTTTGTAATAAGTAATCGTAAATATTATCTATTGGGTGGCTCATGCTTCCACCTCTTCTAATGGGTTGGCTTCTAACCATTCAGCAACAATATCTACGCCTACAATGTAGGCATACATATTTACCAGCATTTCAGGATCAGATAAATCCGTTGTGACTTCGCCAAAATTAAATTTTTCATAATCTTTAACAATGCCAATTACATCAAAGGCTTTATCACCTAACCATTGTTTAGCCTGGTAAGTGCCAATAATATAATAGTCACTATTAAATGCATGATAGTGTAATTCATCTCTGAAATCAGAATCATTTAATGCTTCTGAGTTTTCAGCTACAAAGTTATCGAAATAACTTTTGATCTCGTCATATTTAAAATAATCTTTCATTCTCTCTTTTCTCCTCCGACTTAATTGTCGGTATGAAGTAATTATAGGTGTAAACGTAAAGAGATTACAAGTAATGCGGAGAAATATTTTTATCAAACAGTTATTAAATCTCTGTAAAGTGTTATTATTAAAGGCATCAAAAGCATGAAAAAAAGTTAAAAAAAATATGCAAATGGTAGAGAAAAAGAGAAAAAAACCTGGAAGAAAGTTAATTAATATAGATATTGAACAGGTTGAGCGTTTGGCTTCACAAGGTCTTGGTAATACTCAAATTGCTCGTGCTTTGGGCGTTTCTTGGGATACATTAGACCGCAATAGGAAACGTTCTGCTGAATTTGAGGATGCTTTAAAAAGAGGACAAGCAAGAGGATTGGCAACAGTCACAAACTCTTTATATCAATCCGCAAATGATGGCAACGTCACTGCTCAAATATTCTATTTAAAAAATAGAGACTCTAAAGCTTGGGCGGACAAAGTAGAAACAACGTTCAACGTGGATCTAAAAAACGTAATCGACAACGCTAGAGAACGACTAGGCAACGACCAAGAACATATAATAGAAGCTAAGACCGTTGATATAAAAGAGATACAAGCAGGAAAGGCTAAGTCTCAACAAGGAATGGGTTCTCAACCAGAGGAGGATAAAGACAAGAAATAAATAGGCAGGGGGTGTTTATTCTCTCTCTTTTTCAATTTTTACCCGTTGAAAATCACCGAACACCCCCCCTTTAATTTATCGGCAGTAGTATCGTATATGTAAGTGTTGCGATAATTTTTTTTTAGTTATGAAAATAGATAGGAAAGCCATGGAAGAATCAATCACTGACACAATACTAGGTGCAGCGTTTAACTTCCCAATCTCCTGGGCAACACTCGCTGCTTGTTTGGCATTTACAACAGATCCATTGAAGATCGCAGTTATACAACTCATGGTTCTAACATTAGCTGCAATTATAAGACGTTATTACACTCGCTTATATTTCAAAAGCAAAGAATAGAGAGGATAAAGATATAGACATTCCATTTCCAAACAAAAAATACAATATCATATATGCAGATCCACCTTGGCAATTTAACAGCAGAATACATCAAGAGAACAGGGGCTTTACGCATAGTCTTGAAAAACATTATTCAACCATGACAGAAGCAGAAATATGTTCTCTACCAGTAAAAGACATAACAAACGATGACTGTATTCTGTTTATGTGGGTGACAGACAGCCATCTCAAAGAGGGTTTGAAAGTTATAGATAGTTGGGGTTTCAATTATAAGACCATTGGTTTCACATGGGTAAAACATTATGAAAGTGGTTCTACTTGTTATAACTTTTCTCCCTACCTTTTGAAATCAACAGAGATATGTTTAATTGGTATGAAAGGCAAACTAGCAAATATAAAAGAAAGAAACGACATCAAGGGTTTGGTGGCAGACATTAGAACCAAACACAGCAAGAAACCAGAGGAAGTTAGAAAAAGAATAGAACAAATGTGTAAAGACTTACCAAAAATTGAATTGTTCGCTCGACACAAAACAGAAGGTTGGGATGTCTGGGGTAATGAAGTATGAAATACTCAGCCAAAGAAGAACAAGAATTAATGACCGACATCTGGTCGCCTGCTGTCAAAGACAGTCCACTAAACTTCGTTAAGTTCATCTTCCCCTGGGGTCAGAAAGACACCCCCCTCGAAGATTTCACTGGTCCAAGAGCATGGCAAGAAAAAATTTTATTAGAAATTGGCACACACATACAACGCAACCATGGCAAAGTCACCCCAGAGATGTTCCGCCTGGCCGTAGCATCAGGTCGGGGTATAGGTAAATCAGCCTTAGTCGCTTGGCTTATACTCTGGATGCTCTCTACCCGCATGGGGTCAACTATCATTGTTACCGCCAACACCGAACAACAGCTTCGCTCAAGAACCTGGGCGGAACTCGGTAAGTGGCTCACCCTCGCTATCAACGCCCACTGGTTTAATAAGACAGCCACCACCATCAAACCTGCAGGCTGGTATGAAGAAGCCCTCATACGAGACTTACAAATCGACACAGGCTATTACTACGCTCAAGCCCAACTCTGGAGTGAAGAAAACCCAGATGCTTTTGCTGGTGTCCACTCCAACTACGGTGTCTTATTAATCATGGACGAAGCCAGTGGTATTCCATCACCCATCTACTCAGTCTCGGAAGGTTTCTTCTCTGAACCAACCCAAAACAGATTTTGGTGTGCTTTCTCCAACCCCAGAAGAAACACTGGTCCGTTCTACGACAGCTTCCACTCTAACAAGAAATACTGGCACACCGAACAAATTGATTCCCGTTCAGTCGAAAACACTGACACCGAACTATTCAATCGTATGCTCGAACAATACGGAGAAGATTCAACCGTTGCTCGTGTTGAAGTCCTCGGTGAATTTCCAAGAGCCGATGATGATGCCGTCATACCAATCGAACTAGCCAGAGCTGCCGTTGACCGAGACGTAAGCATTACCGCTTCCGATCCAATCGTTTGGGGTTTAGACGTAGCCAGGTTCGGTGGTGACAATACTGCCCTCTGCAAACGCCAAGGTAATACTGTTACTGAAATTAAAACTTTTAAATCTATGGATTTAATGCAATTATGTGGAGCGATTCATAATGAGTATGAAGAGTGTACGGCCTTAGAGACACCGCAAGAAATCCTAGTTGACTCCATTGGTTTAGGATCTGGGGTGGTCGATAGACTAGCTGAACTCAATCTACCTGCCCGAGGGGTGAATGTGTCAGAGTCTCCTGCCAGCAAAAAGAAATTTATTAATTTGCGAGCCGAACTTTGGTTTCAAATTAAAGAGTGGTTGGCCCAACGTAATTGCCGACTGCCAAGCGATGATGAATTGATAGCTGAATTGGTTGCACCTAGCTATTCATATAATTCATCAGGTAAGATAAAAATAGAAAGTAAAGAACAAATGAAGAAACGTGGATTGAAGTCACCAGATAAAGCTGATGCTCTAGCGTTGACAATGGCAAGTTCTGCCGTAACTTTTTCGGGAAATTCGTCATTTATGGGGTATAATTTCAAAAGACCACTCAAATCAAAAATTTTTCGAGTAGGATAATTTTATGAAAGAATACAAAGATCAATTAGAAAATGCAAGCTATGATGACCTAGAAAGCTGCATACAAGCCGAATACGATGATGCCAAAGATTATATTGACCAAGTAGGCGAAGATAGAGCCGAAGCCACAGAATATTATCTTGGTCACGAACCTGAAGGTTCAAGCGAAATGCAATCCGAATTTGTTTCAACTGATGTCAGAGACACAATCTTATTTATGCTGCCTTCCATCATGCGAACTTTCTTTGGTACTAAGAAGTCCGTAGAGTTTGTACCAACCAACCCAGAAGATGTACCGATAGCAGAACAACAAACTAATTACATAAACTACATCATTCAAGAAAAGAACAATGGCTTCAAAGTTTTCTATGATGCTTTCAAAGATGCCTTGATTAGAAAGACTGGTTATGTCAAAGCCTTCTGGGATGACAACATATCAGTTAGCAACCACGAATACACAGGTTTAGATAAACAATCCAGAGATGCACTACTACTCGACAAAGATGTAGAGATAGTCGAAGAAAAAGTTGAAACAGAAATGATGATGGTCATGGATGAAGTGACAGGCGAGCAAGTTGAGCAAGAGTTTCCAGTCCGCTATGACCTTAAAATTAGAAGAGTCAAAAAGAAAAACCAAGTGGTTATTGAATCAATACCACCTGAAGAAGTTTTAATCTCCAGAGATGCTAGAGATTTAGAATCAGCAAGCTACGTTGCTCACCGTATGATTAAGACAGTCGGTGAGTTAGTTGCTATGGGTTATGACCAAGAAGATATGGAACAGTATGCAGGGTCAGGCAATATGCTTGATGCAGATTCTTACGATGAAGAAAATGCCAGAAACCCATACGCTGATAACGAGCTTAATAGCCCAGATCCAAAAAACAAAAACGTATTATACGTTGAACATTATTTAAATTATGATTTAGATGGCGATGGCATAGACGAACGAATAAGGGTTTGTACTGCTGGTAACGGTGTAAATGTGGTACACGTCTCCCCTTGGGATGATCTACCAATAGTTCTCTTTTCTCCTGATCCCGAACCACACACTTCGATTGGTAGTTGCCCAGCAGATTATCTAATGCCTATTCAAAGAGCAAAATCTCAGATTATGAGAGACACACTCGACAGTTTAGGTCACGCCATCTTCCCAAGAATGGGAATAGTAGAAGGGCAAGTCAATGTTGATGATGTCCTCAATACCGACATTGGCCAACCAATTAGAATGAGAGCACCAGGTATGGTCCAACCATTCGCTGTACCTTTTGTTGGTAAAGAAGCCTTCCCAGTTTTAGGTTACTTAGATGAATCAAAAGAAAACCGTAGTGGTGTTTCTAAAGCTAGTGCTGGTTTAAATGCTGATGCTCTACAAAGCTCAACTGCTCAAGCAGTCTCAGCTACAATGTCAGGAGCACAGGGCAGAATAGAACTAATATGTCGTCATTTTGCTGAAAGCGGTATGAAAGCATTATTCAAATTGGTTTATCGTTTAATCATTAAACACCAAGAACAACAAGAAATGGTCAGACTTAATAATACTTTTGTACCAATAGACCCACGTTTCTGGGATGCTGATAAAGATGTGTCTATTAATATAGCTCTCTCACCATCAAGTGATGCAGAAAAAATCAATTTCTTGTTACAGCTTTCCCAAAAGCAAGAACAAATCCTACAAACCCTAGGGCCAAGTAATCCATTGGTATCACTACAACAGTATGCCAATACTTTAGGCAAGGTGATTGAGATGTCAGGCTTCAAAGATGTTGATGCCTTTATCAATCCTCAAGTACCACCTATGCCACCACAACCTGAACAGCAAAAACCTGATCCTGCTGAACTGCTTGCTCAAGCAGAGCTACAGAAAGCTCAAGTTCAAGCTCAGAAGGCTATGATAGATGCTGAAACAGATCGTATGAAAATCTTAATGGAAGATGATAGACAACGTGACGAAGCTGAAGCAGACATGGTGATTAAGTCTGCTGAACTACAAGCTAAATATGGTGCACAAATCAATCAGGCTGAAATTAAAGCTCTGATGGAACGTGATAGAGAAGTAATTAGACAAGTTGCTAAAACACAAGCACAAGGATTATTTAACAATGGCGGACAGCAAGGCAACCAATAAAAGTTATTTTATTGAAATACAAGACGGTGATGAAATCTACACAGGTGAAAACATCACTGCTCAAAACAAAGAAGAAGCAGAACTAAAAGCTATGATTTTATTTGGCTTTTTACTTTCTGATGATGCAGAAATAATTAGGTTTGAGGAGAACAAGATACACTAATGAAAGACTCAAGATTAAAAAGAGCAGGTGTGTCTGGTTTTAATAAACCTAAACGCACACCAGGTCATAAAACAAAATCCCATGTAGTTGTTGCTAAAGAAGGCAATAAAATTAAAACTATTCGCTTTGGTCAGCAAGGCAAAACAGGCGATAAAACTATGACGAAAAGAGCTAAATCATTCAAAGCTCGTCATGGTAAAAATATTGCTAAAGGTAAAATGTCAGCAGCTTACTGGGCTAACAAAGTAAAATGGTAGGAGTGTATTATGGCTAAGAGCCCAAAACCAAAAAACCCAGCTTTATACGCTAGAGTAAAAGCAGCAGCAAAAAGAAAATTTAAAGTTTACCCAAGTGCCTATGCAAATGCTTGGCTAGTGCGTGAATACAAAAAGCGTGGTGGTAAATACTAATGTCTTTGACCAAATGGTTTCAAGAAAACTGGGTCGATATTGGTTCACCAAAAAAGAAAGGTAAGTATCAGTCTTGTGGCAGAAAGAAAGCTAAAGGATCTAAAAGAAAATATCCTAAGTGTGTTCCTGCATCAAAGGCTGCCAGTATGACAGCAGCACAAAAAAGAAGTGCTGTTAAAAGAAAGAGGGCAAAACCTCAAGGCGTTGGTGGCAAACCCACTAATGTTAAGACTATAATAAAGAGAAGGAGTAAGTAATGTACGGTTACGGAAAAAAGAAAAAGAAAAAGAAAGGAAAATAAAATGCCATATAGCAAATATTCACCTAAACAAAAAAAATTAGCTGCGGTAGCTAAACCTCGTAAGAAAATTACAGGTGCAGATTTTAAAAAACTAAAAAAGAAGAAAAAGAAATGAAAATAAAAGCACCAAAAGGTTATCACTTTATGAAACAAGGAAAGAATATTTCCTTAATGAAGCATGGTAAAAAATATGTTCCCCACAAAGGAGCAAGTTTAAGCATGGATTTTAAAGTGATTAAACAACATAAAAAATAAGGAGCAATAATGATTGATTTACTATTTAACGCAATTTGTCTTATCTTTATAATAATTGGTCTTGCATCAGTTATTATCTATGCACTACCTGTGCCTAAAGATAAGAAGCTAAAAAAGATTTACGACTATGTAAAACTTATAGCATTAAAAAATAAAAAATAATTCAGATGAACGTCATCGACAAATTAATAGATCCAGTCTCAACAATCTTGGATAAGTTTGTTGCTGATAAAGATTTAAAACAAAAACTAGAACATGAACTTAAAACAGAATTACATAGAGCTAATATGGCCCAAATTGAGCTTAATAAAGTTGAAGCTGGCCATCGTAGTATATTCGTTGCAGGGTGGCGACCTTTTCTTGGATGGTGTCTTTCGTTCGCTATGGCATATCACTTCATTCTTCAGCCGATTGCCGTTTTTGCAATATCTATTGCAGGCCTATCATACAATTTACCAGAGTTTGATATGAGTTCTTTAATGACTGTCTTACTTGGTATGCTCGGATTAGGAGGTATGCGTTCTTATGAAAAAGTTAAGGGCCTTACCAAATGACCAAGATTGGAAAGTTCGATGATAAGTCCTCTTTAAATATATCGCTTTCTTACTTAGCTCAAATCATAGTTATTAGCTCTGTTGTTGTTTGGGGTTATGCCAGCATCAATGAAAGAATAGACACAAACCTGCAAGAAACAAAAAGACTCAGAGGAAATCAAAATAACTATTTGTTTCCAGACATCAGAACCCTTGAACAACAAGTGATACAATTAGAAAAAGAAGTTTTAATCTTAAATACTGAAATAGAATTTTACAAAAAAGAAATAGAAAATGAGGAGCTGAATCTCAAATGTCTTGGTTAAACTTTAAAGAAGAAGAGTTTGCGTGTAAACATACAGGCGAAAATAACATTTCACATGAATTAATAGATAAGTTACAATTATTGAGAAATAAAGTTGGATTCCCAATAATAATCAATTCTGGTTATCGTTCTAAGGAGCACCCAATAGAAGCTGCCAAAGAAAAACCAGGTATTCATGCTGAAGGATTAGCAGTCGATATAAAGGTAGGTGGAGCAGAAGCCTACGAAGTTGTCGGTTACGCTCTTGAATGTGGTTTTAGTGGCATAGGCGTTAGTCAGAAAGGAGGTTATGCTACACGCTTTATACACCTGGACATAGCTAATAATAGTTATGACAGACCAAGACCTCATATTTGGAGTTATTGATGGATGATTTGAGCCCTGTTATTTTTTGGAACATTATTTTAACTTTGGTGTACGCACCATTGATTTACAGCATAAGACAAAACGCTAACGAATTAAAAAGAGTTGATATATTGCTAAACAAAACCAGAGAAGAAATGGCTAAACACTATGTAACCAAAGATGATCTTGAAGAAGATTTAAAAAGAATATTTGACTATCTGGATAAGTTAGATGGTAAAATAGATAAACTGATACAAAATTAATATGAATAATTTCTTAAACCAATTCGCATACAACCCACTAATAAATTCAATGAAAGACATGAGCCAACTACAAGGTTTGTTTAGTCAACCATCAAGTTACGTTATGCCAAGTTCAGATCCTAACTATACTTCTGGTCACAACTTTGCTAAATCTATAGCTGGTGGACAAAACATTGCTAACATGATTGCACCTGGTATTAGCTATTCATCAGAACAACCACTAGGCTATTCAATGTTTGGGCCAGTCTTACCACCCAAAGAAGAACCTCCAGTTCAACCACCAATGCCAATGCCAGTACCTAATCCTGGTATGCCATCCCCAATAGATTTTCTTGGCGGAGGAATGGGCGGTGGTGGCATGATTGATTTCGATTATGAAAGATTTAATCAACTTCGTTAATGTCAGATAAACAAACACAACTACAACAAGGTCACGAAGCAGAAACTATTTTAAATAGTGAAGTGTTCAAACTGGCTTTTGAAAATCTAAAATCTGAATACCTAAATATGTGGCAAGAGTCTAAAGAACTAGATTCAAACTTGAGAGAAAAATTATATTTAGCAATTAAAAACTTAACTACTGTTGAGAAACATCTTCGCATATTAGTAGAAAAGGGTAAGATTACAAAAAGTCAGTTAGAAAAAATAAAGTAATTTTATTTTTATTTCATCTTAAATTCTTTAAAATACATATAACAATTAACTTTATAGGATTAAACTATGAGTGAACCCAGCAACGTAGAATCGACTGGATTTAAAACCGAATTACAGAAAACGGCAGATCAGTTTGAAAATCTTATGACTCCCACTGAAGAAGTAGAGGAGCAACAAGAAGAGCAAGTTGAAGAAGTCGAAGAAGAAGCTGTAGAAGATGTTGTCGAAGATGATTATGACATTGACGAAGATATTGAAGAAACAGAAGAAGAAGTAGAATTAGACGAACAAGAATCGTTTGAGGAAGAAGAACAACCACAAGTTTACTCCGTTAAAATAGACGGACAAGAACAAAAGGTCACGTTACAAGAACTCCAACAAGGTTATTCACGTCAACAAGACTACACTCGTAAGACTCAAGAATTGTCGCAACAAAGAAAAGACTTTGAAGCACAACAAGCAGAGTTAGCGAAAAAGGATGCGATTTACAAAGAATTGCTACCTAGGATGGAACAGACATTAGAAGGTGAACTTGCTAATGAACCAGACTGGAAGTCTCTCTATGAATCAGATCCCATTGCTTATGTAAGGGAAAAAGATTTATTTAATGAGAAGAAAGAAAAGTTCAAAGCTGTGCAAGCTGAACAACAAAGACTTCAGCAAGAACAACTGACAAGTCAGCAGGCAGAAATACAGAAAGCCGTTGAACTTGGTAATCAGAAACTTCTTGAAGCTGTACCTGAATGGAAAGATGCAGACGTTGCTCTTAAAGAGAAACAAAGTATCGCAAAGTACGCCATGGATGTACTTGGTTATTCGCAAGATGAAATCAATCAAGTCTATGACTACAGAGCTTTACTTGGTTTAAGAGGAGCATGGCTACATCACCAAACAGGCAAGGCTATTAAAAAGAAGCCCGTTGAGAAAGCTCCAGCAAGAGTAGGTAAGCCAGGTAGTGCTAACAAACCTAAGACAGCAACTCCTTTGAAAAAAGCAAAACAAAGATTAGCTAAGTCAGGCAAATTGCGTGATGCAGCAAAAGTCTTTGAAAATTTAATAGATTAACTTTAACTTTTAGGAGTACATAAAATGGCAAAAGTAACAAACGCTTTTGATACATATTCAGCACAAGCTGACAGAGAAGCATTATCCAATGTGATATATAACATCTCTCCACAGCAAACACCGTTTATGTCATCAATCGGCAAAAATAACGTAAAAAATGTAGTATTCGATTGGCAAACAGAATCACTTCCAACAGCAAGTGGTGCAGGTCAATTAGAAGGTTTTGAGCTTTCAAGAAGTGCAGCAACAGCAACAACAAGAGTCTCAAACGTATGTCAAATCTCATCAAGAGATGCAACAGTATCAGGTTCACAAGAATCTTCTGACCCAGCAGGCAAAAGGTCTGAAATGGCTCACCAACTTTCTATAATGTCAAAAGCATTAAAGAGAGACATGGAAGTAGCTCTTTGTCAGAAAGGTGCTAAAACAACTGGTAATGCTTCAACAGCAAGAGTTACTGGTGGTTTTGAATCTTGGATTACATCTAATGTTTCCAGAGGTTCAGGCGGATCTGGTTCAGGTGGCGGTGCTGCTCCAACAGACGGAACACAAAGAGCTTTATCAGAAACTCTACTTAAAGGTGTTCTACAATCTTGTTTCTCCAATGGTGGTGAACCATCAATGGCAATCTGTGGCCCAGTTAACAAACAAGTTATTTCTGGTTTTACAGGTAGATCACAAGCAAGACAATTTGTTGATGCAAACACAGTAGAAGCATCTGTTTCTATCTACTCTTCTGATTTTGGCGATCTAAAAATCGTACCATCAAATCTAAGTAGAGAAAGATCATTACTATTAGTTGATCCAGAATATGCAAAAGTTTCTTACCTAAGAGATTTTAATGTTCAGGACATTGCTAAAATTGGTGATGCTGACACTAAAATGATTGTCGCTGAGTATGGACTAGAAATGAGTAACGAAGCTGCTCATGGTATAGTTGCAGACTTAAACGCATCATAACCTAGTTAGGGAGAGCTTCGGCTCTCCCGCTTTCTTTATGTCCACTAAAAAAACTACAATCGTAGATAGTAAAAAAGATTTTAAATCTGCTGTTGTCACTCAAGAACTAGACAACAATAGTGATACGGCTTATCACGTTCACACTCAACAAAACATTCAACCAGTCTTAGAGCACGTTAAAATGCTCAGTGATAACAAACCTGGTAAAGATTTACGTCATGTCGCAGAAGTGCCAATAATAATTTATAATAAAGCTGTACGAGAAGGTTGGGTGAATGACCGAGCAGCATGGAAAAAATGGCTAAACGACCCAGACAACAAACTATTTAGAACATGGAAAGGTAAGGTATGAACTACTCTGAACTAAAAACAAACATAGCAAACTACTTAAATAGGTCAGACCTAACAGGTCAGATGGATATGTTTATTGATAGTGTCGAGGGTGAACTAAATAGAAGAATAAGAACAAAAGAAATGATTAAAAGAGCTACTGCCACAGCAGATGCTCAATACTTATCATTACCAACCGATTGGTTAGAAGGTATTAATGTTGAAATAGCATCAAATAACTTTAGCCCTTTGTTTCAACAATCAGTTGAAAGTTTAGATGTTTATAGAAAGTCAATTAACAATTCGACAGGGCAACCAGTATATTATGCGTTTGTTGATTCAACAATCGAACTTGCCCCTACACCTGACAGCAGTTATACGTTACAATTAACCTACTACGCAAAAGTTGATGCTTTAAGCGATACCAACACAAGTAATTTTGTTTTGGCTAACCATCAAGACGTTTACTTATATGGAGCTTTAAAGCACGCATCTATCTATTTAATGGAAGATGACAGAGTAGCAATGTTTTCTGCTCTATTTGAAAAGGCCCTAGAGGAAATCAAAATGGAACAAGAGAAAGCTGAATTTGGCAAAGGATCTTTAATGCAAAGAAGAAAGACCTACGGCAAATCAAAAAGAAATGTTTACCACATGAAGTAAGGAATAAATTATGGCAGGATTTTCAGATTATTTAGAAGATAAAGTTTTAAAACACGTTTTTGGTGGCAGTGCTTATACTGCACCATCAACATTATATGTAGCACTTTACACAGTTGCTCCTACCGATACAGGTGGTGGTACTGAGGTATCAGGTGGTGGTTACGCCAGACAAACTGCTGCTTTTACTGTGTCAGGCACAGACCCAACACAAGCAAGCAATACAGCAGCAATAGAATATCCAACTGCAACAGCCAACTATGGCACAGTTGTAGCTGTTGGTATTTTTGATGCTTCTTCCAGTGGCAACTTAATGGCTTATGCAAATTTAACTTCATCTAAAGTTGTTAGCACAGGAGATGTTTTCAGATTCAATGCTGGTGATTTAGATATAACCTTGGCATAACACATGGCCAGCATCGGCTACAGTAGAGGCTTTTATGGCAGGTCTAAATGGAATGACCTGTCTATTCAGGCAACCTCAACTATTGCAGCCACAACTTCTGGAGCTGGCACACTCACACAAGTTCACGTTGAAACAGCAGTCATCGCTGCTACTTCTGGTTTTAGTGCAGAAGGTACACAGATTGATAAAGCGACAGCAACCATACAAGCTGTTTCAGGTTTTAATGCTCAAGGCACACAAATAGATCGTGCTCAAGCAACCATAGCCGCAAACTCAGATTTTATAAGTGTTGGTTTCATTACAGCCAAGGGTGAAGCGGTTGTAGCACAAAGTTCAGGCTTTGCTGCAAGTGGTGGTATAATATTCTCAGCAGCTTCAACCATTGCTGAAACAAGTTCACTTATAGCGATAGGTGGGCTAAAATGGGAAGATATTGTAGTTCCATCGGACACTTGGACAGATCAAAATGTTGCCGCAGCAACTTGGACCGATCAAACAAACCCATCAACTACTTGGACAGAATTAGATAAACAAAAGGCAGCATAGATGGCAGATACATTTACAACAAACTTAAACCTAACTAAACCAGAACCAGGTGCATCCGAAGATACCTGGGGTGATAAACTCAATACCAACTTAGATACCATTGATGCTATCTTTGGTAATGGTGGTACATCTGTTTCACTTGGTAATGTCTCTGTCGATAGATTGGATCTAGGCGACAACGAAAAGATTAGACTAGGTGCTGGTCAAGATTTAGAAATATATTCTGATGGTGCAAATTCTTTTATAGATGAAAAAGGTTCTGGTAGCTTATTAATAAGAGCTACACAATTAAGACTACAAGCAGCCAGTGGTGAAAGTTTTTTACATGGCACAGCTAATGGTGCTGTAGAACTTTACCACGACAACAGTAAAAAATTTGAAACCACCTCAACAGGTATAAATGTTACTGGTGGTATAGGTATTTCAGGCTCTTTACCAAAAATTAGTTTAACTGATTCAGATGTTGATAGAACTGCTGAAATATATGCAAACTCAGATAATTTATTTTTAAGTGCAGATGTTAATAATGCAGGTGCAGACAGTAACATACAGTTTCATATAGATGGTGCTGAGAAAGCTCGTTTAACTTCAGATGGTCGGCTTGGAATAGGAACTACTTCACCAACAGGACTTTTAACTGTTGATGGTGGTACGGGTGTTGCTACATCAGGCGGAACTTTAATAGTAAAACAAAAAGGCGATACAAATGCTGATGGTATTGCTCTTACTAGCAGTGATTCTGTTTCTCATAGAATATGGAAAGACTCCAATGGTAAATTAAATATAGGCTCATCTTCTTACCCAAGTTCTTTTGTCCAAGACTTTACAGGCAACGTTGGTATCGGCACGACTGCACCAAGTTCTAACTTGCACGTCAATTCAGGCAGCACTAATACAGTAGCTAAATTTGAAAGCACAGATGGAACTGCACGTATTGTTTTAAAAGATAACTCAGGTGAAGTACATCTAAATGGTATAGGTGATAATTTAACATTTGGAACTTCAAGCTCTGGTTCTGAACGTATGCGTATAGACTCTTCAGGCAACGTTGGGATAGGAACTAGTTCTCCATACGATAAAGTTGAAGTTGCAGGTGCTATTGCAGCTTCAGGTGCTACTAATGCTAATAGTTCACAAGGTCATGTTACTTCAATAGATGTAGCAAGTAATAGAAGTAGAATAAATGCTATTGACTGGGGTTCTGCCTACAAACCTTTCGACATCAAAGCAAGTGAAATTACTTTTGGTGCTTCTACTGGTGGTGCTGCAGAACGTATGCGAATAACCAGTTCAGGTAATGTTGGTATCGGAGTTACAAATCCAACAAGAAAATTACACCTTGATTCAGCAGGAACTACTACAGGTGCTGCTTATATTTATAGTAATGCTGTACATACAGGAGTAACTACTCAATCTATCCTAGCTGCTTATAGTGACAATGCCTCTTCTTCAGGTACAGTTTTATTTGTTAGAGGAGATGGTTCTGGTAATTTAGTTCATGTTAAAAAAGGCTCAGCTGATGCTTTTGTTATTGATAGTTCACAACGAGTCGGCATAGGAACGAGTTCGCCAAGTTACAATTTAGATATTCAATCTACAGGTGCAGGACAAGCTAGAATAAAATCTGCTTCTGGCTCTAATGCTGTATTTAGAATTGAAACAGCAGGTACAACAGATGAAACAAAAATTTATTTTGGTGATTCAGGCGATAATGACAGAGGACAAATTATATATGCTCATGCTGACGATAGTATGCGTTTTAGAACTAATGCTTCTGAACGTCTACGAATAGACAGCTCAGGCAATGTCGGGATCGGAACTAGTTCGCCAAGTGAGAAGTTACAAGTATCTGGTGCAATCGCTTTAAATAATAGTAGATTTGCAATCCAAGAAGGTAATTATACAAAACTTTATGCGAACAACGGCGAAATAAAAATATATTTAGGTGGTGCAGATCAAAACAACTACTACGATAATAACGGACATATCTTCAGAGCTAGAAATACTGCAAATGAATTGATGCGTATTAACACTACTGGAGTTGGTATAGGAACGAGTTCGCCTAGTGCTAAGTTACACGTTAATACAGGTGCAACTGGAACTATCGCAACTTTTACAGGTGCAGCATCTAATAGACCATTTACACTTAAAAACTATGATGCAGG